AAGTAGGGCCGCAATTGCTCTACCACCTTGCCAAGAATCCAGAGATCGCCGAAGGGCTTGCCAAAAAATCTCCAGCATCAGCCTTGCGAGAAATCGGACGGTTGGAAGCCGCACTGTCCGGCGACAAAAAGCCAACTCCTGAAAAGACTGCTGAAACCCCTAGCAAGGCCCCAGAACCAATCAGCCCAATCAGAGCGACGAAGGCTGTGGATTCACCCATCGATTCAAAGGGTGAATTTCACGGCACCTATGCGCAATGGAAGGCCGCCCGGCAAGCCGGCAAGATTAAGTGACGGGGCCTAAAACTCACGTTTTAGGAGCTTCAAATGGCTAATAACCTGCTTACCATCAGCAAGATCACCAACGAGGCGTTGATGGTCTTGGAAAATGAACTGACTTTCACCGGCAAGGTGAACCGCGATTACGAGGATCAATTCGCTGTCACCGGCGCAAAGATCGGCAATACCGTGAACGTGCGCAAACCTGGCCGCTTTATCGGTACGACTGGACCAGCGCTGAACGTTGAAGATTTCAACGAAACCAGCGTCCCTGTTGTGCTGACAACTCAGTTCCACGTCGACACACAATTCACTACCCAGGATCTGGCCTTGTCGATGGACATGTTCAGCTCGCGGGTTCTGAAACCAGCAATCGCTGCGATCGCCAACAAGATCGACCGCGATGGCCTGGTCATGGCGAAGAACAGCACCGCCAATATCGTCGGCGTGGCCGGCACAGCCCCAACGGGCCTCATCACTTACCTGAATGCCGCGGCTTATCTGGATTCCGAAGGTGCCCCGCGTGACGGCCAACGTTCGATGATCGTTGAACCATTCACATCGGCCGCCATCGTGGATTCGCTGAAAGGCCTGTTCGTTCCGAACCAAAAGCTCACCGACCAGTATCAAAAGGGTCTGATGGGCAAGGACTCGGGCGGCATGGACTGGATGATGGATCAGAACATCGTCTCGCAGACATTCGGATCCTGGGCAACCACTGCCGGTACGCTGACCGCAAATACCACTGGCGCATTTACCGGTTCGCTGGCTACCGGCTGGGCTGCGAGCTCGACCATCACCCTGACCAACTCGCAAACACTGACCCTGAACCAGGGCGATGTGATCAACTTTGCGAACGTCTTTGCAGCCAATCCGCAAAATCGCCAGGCTTATGGCGCCAATAAACTGCGTAATTTCGTGGTCAACAGCACTGTCACAGGTACTGCCGGCACGATCTCTGTGAACATCTCGCCGGCGATCATCACCGGTGGCCAGTTCCAGAATGTGGTTGTCGCAGCGACTTCGGCAACTGCCGCAGTCACGCCGTTCAGCATCGCCGGCACTACCGCAACAGCAGTTGTCTCGCCGCAAAACATCCTGATGCACAAAAATGCATTCACGTTTGCCTGCGCCGATTTGGAACTGCCTGAAGGGGTGCATTTCGCCGGCCGCGCAAGCGACAAGGATGTTGGTTTGTCGATTCGTGTTGTACGCCAATACACGATCAACAATGACGCCATCCCGACTCGTCTGGATGTCCTGTATGGCTGGGCGCCTCTGTATGGCGAACTGGCCTGCCGCGTCGCCGCCTAACCACGAATAAGCCCCGCTCCGGCGGGGGTTTTCATTCAAAGGAAAAATCATGAGCAATCCCGGACCAGCAACTACCGTCACAGGCAATGCGCAGCCGCTCAATTCGAGCCAAGCCATCCGTCTGCTCGGCGTCGTAAAGGGCGTCAATCTGAATGCAACTGGCGACACGCCGGTGCAGATTGTCTGCTCGACTACCTTTTCGGTGTCGAACGTCATTCTGACGAATGCCTCTATCAGCCTTACAAACGCGCTTGCAGGCGTTTTCACTGCTCCTGCTGCCGGTGGCATTGCCATTGTCGCCAACGCGGCTCTGTCGGCTGCTACGGGGCCCACAATCGTCAGCCAACGTACCGTTGCGTCGACTGCTGCGCTCACCAACGTGCCAAACCTGTTTGTGAACGTGGGTACAGCGCAAGGTGCGGCAGCTACCGCCGACATCTACATCTACGGCTACGATTTCTCGCCGGTATAACTTAACGCCGCAATCATTAGGGCTTCGGCCCTAATTTTCAGGAGGTTGAATGAACCCAGGCCCATCATCGTCAACGACACCGAATAACACATTCGGCATCATCACCGGTACGCTGGTTCAGCAGGTGAGTCCGCAGTCTGTGGGGACGCCGCTGACCAATCCGAACATGCAGGCAACAGGCAATGTGAACAACTATTGCCAGGTATCCAATCAAAATCTCTACGCCGGCGCCAATTCCAGCGCCGACCATATCGTCTACCCGGACAATATCTTGAGCGATGGCACCGGCTTCACCGATATGGGGATCTGCTCCAGCACGTTCTCGCAGGCCGCTTATTCGGTGACCGGGCCGAATGATGCCTATCTGTTCGCATCGGCACCGGCGGCGTCCGGCAACAGCGGCGATATGGTCTATGCCACGGATGCCAGCGGCACCTCGAATGCCCATCGCTGGTATGTCAACGGCTTCAGCAAGGCGATTGGCGCCTGGTCCATGAAATTGACCGGGTCCGGGCTGCTGCAGGTCGCCAATGGCTTCAGCAACATGAGCAAGTCATTCCTTGCGAACGGCGCTGCAGTCACTTACACGGTCCCGGCGGGGATTTCCTATCTCTATGTCACGACCTCTGCCGCAGCACTTGCCGGGACTCTGCCAGCGGCAGCCGCTGCGATCGATGGACTGACGGTCACCATCGTCACCAGCGCCTCCGTGGCGACTGCGACCTGGTCAAGCGCCGGGGCAACGTTCGTCGGGGCGCCGGCTTCATTCACAGCAAATACACCAGTGCGCATGATCTATGACCATGCGTCCCTGAAATGGTATCCAAATTAATCGGGAGTCATCATGCCAAGCACCACAATTTGCCGCGGTAACATCGCCACCAGCTTTCTGATCGGCCCAACGTTGACGCCTGTTGCGGTTGCGCAAGCAACTACAGCAGAGCAGTCTTTCACGATTGCCGGCCTTCAGATTAATGACATGGTCGACGTTTATGCGGCAGCAGCTCAAACTGCAGGCGTCGGTATTGTCAATTCCAGGGTATCGGCCGCCAATACCTTGCAAATCGGCTTTGCCAATACCACAGCCGGCTCTTTGACGCCGGTGGCCGGAACATACCTGGTTTGTATCACCCGCGCCGAATCGCTTCCTCTGCCGACCACGGCGGTGTAATCATGGCCGCTTCCATTGTTATCAGAAATATCGGGGCTACCGCAGCGCTGTCGGTAACGGCCAGCTCGACGGCTGCTGTCACGATTGCGGCCGCTGCTGGCGAAATTCAGGCTTTTGCATCGTTCCTGAACACCGGCGCCGCAGCGGTTGCGGTGAACATCTCGCCAAGCGGTACAGCGGGGGCTGCCGTGTTGCCGGTGGCGGGTACTCCGCAAACCGTGATCATGCTGCCGGCGGCAATGACGATGCCGGTGATCTATGCTGTGCCCGCATCGTTCAGCTGCACTGCAATCGGAACCGCCGCAGGTCCTTCGCTGGTCTATATCACCCCTGTCGGCGCGCAATCCTAAGCCATGACACAGCCCCTCGACCTGATCACAGACGCGCTCTGCTCAATTGGAGCGCTGGCGCCTGGTGAGCCGCTGGAGCCTTCGCTGGCGAATCAGGCATTCAACATGCTCAATCGCATGCTGGATGTTTGGTCGAATGATTCGTTCATGATCACCAGCATCAATGAGATCACGGCGACAATCGGTGGCGGTGGCACAACCTGGACAATCGGTCCGACCGGCCAGATTAACTCGCAGCGGCCGCTTGGCATCAACAGCGCATTTGTGCGCGTCGCCGGCATCGATTATCCGGTGTCCGTGATCAATGTCGAGCAATACGAACTGATCGGCTTAAAGCAGCTCAATGGCCCTTGGCCGCGCGCGCTCTACTACAACAGCGGTACGCCGCTGGGAATAATCAACTTTTGGCCCAATCCATCGAGCGGGGAAATCCATCTGATCTGCGACCTGCTTTTCACGCGATTCGTGACGATCAATGACACCATCCAGTTCACGCCAGGTTATGAAATGGCAATCATGTGGTCGCTGGCCGCTCTTCTGATGCCAGCCTATGGCAAACTCAATCCTGTGCAGATCCAGATGGTGCAGAACTATGCAAAGACCGCGATTGCCTCGATCAAGGGCACCAATATGCAGCCACAGCAGACTGTGCAATTTGATCCCGCTCTTTATGGCACTGGCCGCGTCAAAGACGCCGGATGGATCATGAATGGCGGGTTTCATTAATGCCTAATTTCGATGGATTTGTCGGCGCCGCATATCAGGCGCCATCGATCTATCAGGATGCGCAAGAGTGCATTAATTGGTATCCGGAAGTCGATCCCACAAAGCAGCCGGAAGAACGTGGTGTAGTGGCCCTATATCCGACGCCTGGCCTGACTTTGAAGCTGACATTGCCGACTGCGGCAGAAGTCCGTGGAATGTATGTGCTGCAAGGCGGTACGCAAATGCTGGTGGTGTGCGGTGCGATTCTTTATTCGGTTGATGCGACTCTCACGGCAACCAGTGTCGGGACATTGCAAACAGCAACAGGACAGGTCGGCATTTCAGATAACCGGATTGCGGCTTATATCGTAGATGGGCCGAACCGCTATTCCTATATATTGCCAAGCGGAATTCTTTCAGTATTGCCGGGAACGGATGGCGCTTTTGTCGGTGCTGATAAAGTGGATTATGTGGATGATTTCTTTGTCTACAATGATCCAGGCTCCAATCAGTGGGGGTGCACATCACCTTTGTCGACCGCGTCGCCGCCGCTCAGTTTTTCCAGCAAGGATTCGTCACCTGACAATATCGTTACCCTCATTGCCGATCATCGCGAGGTTTTTCTGATCGGCGAGAAGACGACTGAGGTATGGATTAATGTTGGCTCATTCCCTTTCCCATTTCAGCGGATACCTGGGACATCGATTCAACATGGATGTGCGGCAAAGAATAGTTTGGTGCGCTTGGGCGAGTCGATTGCATGGCTCTCGCAAGATTCCCGTGGGCAGGCAGTCGTTGTACATATGGCCGGATACTCGCCACAGCGCATTTCAACGCATGCGGTCGAGACAGATATATCCAGCAGCGTCATCAATGATGCGGTGGCATATAGCTATCAAAAAGACGGTCATGAGTTCTATCAAATAACGTTTCCTACCCAAGACAAAACATGGGTCTATGACCTGGCAACGCAGCTTTGGCATAAGCGTGCTTACCGCGACAACATGAACGTGTTGCATCGGCGTCCTGAAAATTGCTATGCATTCTTCCAGGGCATGAACTTGGTAGGCGATTCGGCCAATGGCAATATTTACGCACTGGATTCGACAGCATTTACGGACAACGGTCAGCCGATTTTAAGGATGCGGCGTTCCCCGCATTTGACGAATGAATTGAACCGCGTTTTCTATGAATTCCTGCAGATACAATTCCAGCCAGGCGTCGGGCTAGTTTCGGGGCAAGGCTCCGATCCGCAGATGATGCTGCGCTGGTCGGATGATGGCGGCTCTACTTGGTCCGCTTATTACAACATCCCCATCGGCAAAATTGGTGCCTTCAAGAACAGAGCGACAAAGCGGCAGATGGGCTTTGCGCGGGATCGTATTTATGAGGTGACGATTACCGATCCGGTGCGCGCCGTCATCATTTCCGCAGAGATCATCGCAGAACCTGGGGACAGCTGATGCCATTCGAAATAGGAATGCCTCGGCCTGAGTCCAGATTTACAAATCCAGATGGCACGATCACCAGAGATTGGTATTTGCTGATCAGCTCGATTCTGCAAGCGATCGGTGGTCCGGCTGTTGTGCCAGGTGGCGGCGTGGCGCCGATTGATAATCAGATGCAGTTTGAGGAATATGCAATATCGGTTCCTGATGCTACCGAGGCGTTGCGCGGCGTCGATGAATTGCGCAATGAATTATCTATGCTTGGCGGTGGCCTGCAGGCATTACGCATCTCCTATGAGGAATTGATGACCGCGCTGGATGGGATGCGAAACGTTACTGATTTTCGCACTCGCATTGACGATATCGAGTCACTGATTGAGGCATTGCGACCATCACCTTTGCAGCCCTCTTGCGAGCAGTTCATTGCACCGACGCTCATCAATTCATGGGCAAACTTCGGTGCACCATGGAATCCGGCCGGCTATTACAAAGACCCGTTCGGCATCGTGCATTTGCGCGGGATGCTCAAGTCAGGGGCCGTACCTTCAAATTTCTTTGTTTTACCGACCGGCTATCGACCAACTAATCAAGAAATATTTTCGGCTCCATCAAATGGCGCATTCGGTATTTGTGTAATTGACAGTGCCGGAAATGTTGGCGCGAACGCAGGCAATACCGCTTATTTCAGCATCGACGGACTTACTTTCAGGGCCGCTTAATCATGACCATTTCTTATTCCAATTTTTTCGCGCCGACTGTCCTTACGACATCTGCGGTCACTTTGTTTGTGGTGCCAACACAACCGGCATCTACGCTCTTGCGCGGCGGCCGCATTCGCTTGACGAATACCACAGCTGTGGCTGCGACCGTGACCCTCTATGCAGTCCCATTAGCGGGGACTGCCGGCGTCGGTAATGCATTCGTTTCCAGCAAACCAGTCGCAGCAAACGATTTCCTAGACGTCGATGTGCCGATCATGAACGCCGGCTCTTTTGTTCAAGCACTTTCCGGTACTGCGACATCGATCACTGCCAATCCAATCTCGGGGTCTTACTTCTCATGAGGAATTTTCAGCGCATCGCCGGCGGCATCGACATCATGCCTTTATTGGTGGCGATCAAGCGCCGACCGGAACTCTGGCGCGAGGACACCTATTTGCGCGATTACCCGCAGGGGCCATTTGGCGAAATGGAATCCATCATGCTGCGCTTCCCGGTAAAGGGCGTCTTCGAAACTGAGGCAGAAGTGCAAGACCATCTCAGCAAATACGATATGCATGAGAATGTCGATCAGCCAGCATATAAACTTCTGCCCGAAGCTCGGCCGTTGCTAATGAATGCATTTGCCTATGTCGGAGGCGAACGTCTAGGCCGCGCAGTAATCAACAAAATCGTGCCAGGCGGTCGCATCTTTCCGCATGCCGATACACCAGTCCATGCTGATTACTACACGCGTTTTCACTTGGTCCTGCAAAGTCAGCCGGGCGTCGATTTCCGCGCTGGCGACGAGCATGCATATATGGCGACTGGTGAACTCTGGTGGTTCGACAATAAGCAGGAACATGAAGTCATCAATAACAGCGCAGATGATCGCATTCATCTGGTTTTTGATGTGAGGACATCGCGATGATGACAGCACATGTCGAAAGCCTGACCGAGCATCTCCCAGAGCTGATGTATCTGCTTCCGCTCCATTATGAAGAGCTTGCCCTCAACAAAGACAAGGTGCCGCTCGATCCTCAATATGAGGTCTACCGTGAACGCGATGCCGCCGGCGCCGTCCTTTTCGTGACATTGCGCGATGCCGGTGAGCTGGTCGGCTATTTCGTCGGATTCATCGCTCCAGGGCTGCATTACAAAACCTGCCTGACATGCACGATGGATATTTTCTATCTGCGCAAGGACAAACGCACAGGCAGCGGCGGTGTGCGGCTATTCCGCTTTGTCGAGGCTGAATTGAAGCGCCGCGGTGTGCAACGTTGGTTCATGGGTTCGAAGGTTCACGCGGATGCCAGCGCGCTGTTTAAGCGCATCGGCGCGGCGCCGGTGGAAACGTATTACAGCAAATGGCTTGGGGGCGACTGATGAAACTCTTCAAATTGATGGAATGGCTGTTTCCGGCCTATTTCCAGATGCATGTCGCGGCTGCCGTAGTTGGCGCTGGCGTTGCCGGCGCTGCGATCTCGGCAGGTGGTGCACAAAGTGCTGCAGATACTCAGGCCGGCGCTGCAAACAATGCCACGCAGACCAATCTGAACATGTACAACCAGACGCGAGCCGATCAGGCTCCATGGCGCGCGGCCGGCAATAATGCTCTGAGTGCGATCTCTGGCGGCTTTGGCCTTGGCCCTGCAAGCGGGGGCGTGGCATCAGGTCAGTTCAATCATACATTCGATGCCAATGATCTGAAAAATGGGTTGGCGCCGAACTATGATTTTCAGTTGCAGCAAGGTCTTGGTTCTGTCAATAATCAAGCCTCGATGACTGGCGGCTTGGTCGGTGGCAATGCTCTGAAAGGTATCAATGACTATGCGCAAAATTATGCTGGGAATGCCTATCAGCAGGCATTCAACAACTACAACACAAATCAGACAAATATCTACAACCGCTTGGCGAACATTGCCGGGCTCGGACAGACAGCGAATGGCCAGACAGCACAGGCAGGTACGACACTTGCCGGGAATATTGGATCTGGTCAACTTGCCGCCGGCGCCTCCCAGGCCGCAGGAACGATTGGGGCAACAAACGCCATTTCCGGCGCAGTGAATAATGCTGCCGGATGGTATGCAGGCAATCAATTTCTGAATGGTGGCTCGTCGAGCGCGATTGTTCCTAGCGCCGGGTCTTATTCAACCAATGACTTTCTGACGAGCTAATCATGCCCCTGCAAATACCAGATCAAAGCATTCCGGCTCAGATTATTCAGCCGCCCGATCCAATGCAGCGGATCAGCGGCATGCTGAATATGAAAGCGCAACAGATTGCCAATCAATCGAATCAGGCGAACCTGAACGAGAAGACCGCAATCCGCAATCTGGTAAATGATCCCACTGTGCAAAATGATGATGGGAGTCTGAATCAGGACAAATTCACGGCCAAGGCGCAAATAGCCGCTCCGACGCTCGGCGCCGGCATTGCCCAGGGCAATCTCGGGAACCAGGCGCAGCAGACCGCGAATCAAGGCAGCCAGTATGCATTGCATAAGGATTACACGAATACTGTGCTGCAAACCGCCGCCGGCTTGATGCAAGATCCGCGTATCACTGCCGATCCATCGTCATATGACCCCGCCAAGGCCAATGATGCCCTGACAGAGGCGTTTAATCAGGCTCGGGCTAAGGGTGTGCCAGATAATCAGGCGCTGCTTGCTGTGGCCCCTTTGGTCAATGCCATCCATACCCCGGGTGCCGTCCGGCAGATGTTGGCCAATACGATCCAGGGTCAAATGGGAGCGCCCGGGCAGGCCGCCCAGAATCTTGTTCCCGCCGGCGCCCAACAAACGCCGACTGCTGACAATGTCGGAAATCCAGCAGTGGCGACTCGCGATCAATTCGGCAAGGTCGGCCCAATGCAGGGCCAGCCAGTACAAGGGCAATCGGATACTCCAATGCCCACAGGCGCGCTGCCGCCCGGCGCCAAGGACCAAATTCCGCAGCTTTCTCAAGAAACGATGGTAGCGAAGAACACCATGCTTGCCGCGCCGCTCGCGCACACCACGAATCAGGGGATTTTGCATGAGATCGACAATGTGACAGCCACCGGGCAGGCCGGTCCTGTCTTCCAGAAACTGAATAGCCTGATGGGAGGTGTCCTCAAATTTGGCAATGCCGAGGAAAAAGCATCGTCCTATGACATGGTCGGCAAATACATGGAGCGTAACGCCCTCAATGCGGCCGCCAGTATGGGTCCGCAAACGAACGCAGGGCTTGAAGCTCAGATCAAAGCAAATGGTTCTCTTGGCTACAACCCGACCGCGATCAAGGCAATCACCAAATTGAATGATGCGATCGTTACTGGGACTGAGGCATATTACCCAGGCTTGCAAAAGGCTATTCAGGCGAACCCGCAGCAAGGCGTCCTGGCCAAAAATCAATACGACCAGCAATGGGCTAGTGTCTTTTCTCCTACCGTCATGCAACTCTATAACGCTGCAAAGAGCAACGACAAGGCCGAAGTAGGGAGGATCATTCAGCAAGTAGGTGGCGCGAAGTCTGCCGGCGCAATGGATCTTGCTAACCGTGCGAAAGGCATTCAAAGCCTGATGCAAACTGGCCAATTGCCGCAAGGATCCCAATAATGGATGACCTGGCAAACATCATTGCCGATGCGACTGGCGCGCCTCCTGTCCGCAATTCGTACAATATTTCTACCTCTGGCACTAGCACATCGACCAAGCAATCACCACTGGAAACCGCATTGCAGGCTGAAGGCGTCACCGGCGGCAAGGCCGATCTTGCGCGTAGCATCTATCAGCAAGAATCCGGAAGCGGAGCAAACACCAAAACCTCGAATGCCGGCGCCGTCGGCGGCATGCAAGTTACTCCCGGCACTTTTTCAGACGTCGCTGATAAAGGATGGGATATTAACGATCCAGTGCAAAATGCGCGTGCCGGTATTCGTTATGCCTCACAGATGTATGACAAAGCCGGCGGCGATCCAAAACTTGCTGCAGCCGGCTATTACGGCGGCGCCGGTGGTCTGGCAAAAGCGCAGCAAGGAATTGCCGTTTCAGATCCGCGCAATCCTAAAGCGCCGAACACTTTGCAGTATGGTGATCAGGTCGCAGGTCGGATGTCCGGAGGCTATCAGGTGCCGCAGGCATTCAATGCCGATACTGTCATCAATGCGTTGATGGGTTCGCCAGATGCACAAGCCGCGGCGCAACCAGCACAACAACCGGCGCCAGGAGCGCCGAAAACGTCTCAGCAAAAAGCATTCGCCGATGCAACCGATATCAAATTGCCGACTCAGCAGGACATGGAAGGCGGCGTCAATGCCCTGGGCGGCGCCGCGTTGCATGCCGCTTCAGGGATCGGTGCAAGCATTATTGGTGGCTGGCATGGGCTGGCTACCCTGGCATCCGGTGGCAGTCTTGAGGATGCGGCAAATGCCGTCAATCAGGAGCAGCAGAACCGGACATATCAGGCAGCGCCAAATACGCCTGCCGGCAAGGCCATTGCCGCTCTCAACTCCCCTTACAACCCGATGAACTATATTGGCGAAGGTGCCAATTATGTCGGCGGCAAAGTCTCGGAATTGACGCACAGCCCAGCCTTGGGCACAGCTGTGAATGTTGGAATTAATGCGATACCGCTGGTGCTTGGTGCCCGGGCCGGCTTGAGATCGGCAGCAACTGAGGGTGCTGGCGCCGGGGATTTGAAGTCGATGCCTGAGCAGACCTCTCCGGGGATCGGGACCGCAGAAAGTTATGATGTCCCGACCTATCTGCGCAAGCAGCAAGGATTGCCGGTCAGCGAACAGGCAGCGCCACAGCCGCAGCCAGGAACGCCACAGCCGCGGGCAATTCAAACTGCCTCGAATGAGCCGGTTGTGCCAGTTTCCTCCATGCCGGAAGCCGCGAACGAAACCGCCGTTTCCAAGACTCCAGTATTGGGTGAGGCTCAAACTTCGCGGGCACAGGTCTTGAAGGATGTCGGGATTGATACTGCGCGCCAGAGCGCCTTGTCCGGCGATGCGGCCGCAGCAGCAACCGATTATCAGCTCGGGAAATTCAATGAGCCGGCCGGTGCCGCCGCCAAAGAGCAGTTTGCTGCCGAAAAGAATGCATTGCAGAACTATGGCGAAGGTATCGTCAAAGATACTGGCGGCACGATTGGGCTTGATCAGGATACTCGCCTGGCGCGCGGCAATACCATTTTGCAACCTCTGGAAGGCTTGAAGCAGTGGTTCGACGATAATACCAGCAAGCTATATGCAGAGGCCAAGGAGCGCGCTCAGGGGCAGCCTGTGGCCCTGAATGGCGTCAATGAAGCCTTGGCAAAGAAATCCAGTTTCAGCGGCAACACGGATACGCTGCAGCTCCGCAATGGCGTCACTGATCGGATGGGTGAGCTGGGCATGCTGGATAAGGAGGGCAATGTCGTGGCATCGACTGTCGAGCAAGCCGAGAATCTCCGCAAATATCTAAATGAGCAATGGACGCCGAAAAATAGCCGCACCATTTCCATGCTCAAGGATGCGATCGATAACGATGTGACCAGCGCCGCCGGCCAGGACATTTATCAGCAGGCTCGGGCGATGCGCGCTATGCGTGGCGTAACGTTGGATGATCCGAATGGCATTTCCAAAGTGCTTGATTCTAATGGTCCCAATGGCATCAATCGGAAAGTGCAGACGGAAAATGTCGCAAGTGAAATTGCCTCAATGCCGGTCGGGCAGTTCGAGCATATCGTGAAAACGTTGCAAAACGTGCCTCCTGAACTTCAGGCCCAGGCACAGGCGGCTTTGAGTGAAATCAAAGCCCATTTTGCAAACCGCATTGTCGACGCCGGCGCAAATACCGTTGGCGGCAAGGTGCGCGAGACATGGAATCAAACTGGCGTCAATCGTGTGCTGACCGACAATTCCGCAAAATTGCCGATCATTTTTAGTGATCAGGAGCTAGGGAAGATCAATAACCTGCGCGATGCCGGCAATATCCTGAGCGTGGATACAGCATACCCAGGAGCCGCGGCGCAGGCCGCCAATGCGGTCAAGCGCGGGATGATGACCAAAGCCATCAGTAATGTCGCAACTCTCGTGGGTGGTGGTGCTGGTGGCCTTGTGGGGGCTCCTGGGTTCGGCGCCGTGGCTGGCCGGGCGCTGGGCGAGAAGATGGCGGCCGGGATGGGTGAAGGCGCTGCTTTGAAACGGTTCCAGAAAAGCACTGTGAAATTGCGCGACGTATCACCGTAATTTGGTGAGTTTCATCCCGGTGTAAGGCTTCTGTTTTGGTTTTTTGTACCAACGTATCCGGCGATCATTGAAGTACTTGATTGCCAAGGAAATTCCGATCCACCAAACGATTATGCCCATATAGACCGCCTCCTTTGCGGTTTCTGCATTTCCAAGCCTCCTTTTAGGGGGCTTTTTTTATGGAGTTTCCATGAGTGTATCACTGTCGCCTATCCTGAACGGGTATCAATCGTTCCTCTCAAGCGGTCTGCCAAATAATGGCGGCTTTATTTATACCTATCAGGCAGGGACGACTACTCCAGCCGCTACCTATACGACAAATTCCGGTGGAACTCCGAATGCTAATCCCATCCCATTGAGCGCTGATGGCAGGCCACCGCAAGAGATTTGGCTGACAGATGGAAGCGCATATAAATTTGTCATTACGGATAGCACAACTGCGCCGATCGCCGGAGCATCGTTCGACAATATTACAGGTTCAGCATCGTCTTCCTTGCCGCTCAATCTTTCAAGTTCAGGAGGTTCCGCGCTGGTCGGATTTATTCAATCTGGAACCGGGGCAATAGCACGGACTGTTCAGGATAAAAATCGGGAAAAAGTAAGCCTGTTTGATTTCATGACCGCAGCGCAAATTGCTGATGTGCAGGCTGGTACGCTGACGCTGGATCCGACTGGCTCCATTGCTTTGGCCGCTAATGCGCTGGGAGCAAATGGCGGCATCATTGAATGTCCACCAGGTATCTATAAATTTCCTCAAGCCGCGGCCGCGCTTACAAGCAAAAACAATATTCACTTCCGAGGCGCGGGCCAGGGGGCAACGACATTCAGGTCAACTGTAGCTGTCGGTACTCCGACTGCCGGCACTCCTATCTTCCTGCAATTCACCACTTGCACGAATATCTCCATTCGCGGGATTACGTTCGATGTGAATAGCATCCTGACGACTGCTGCCAATACCATGGCCGTCGCTTTCACGGGCGGCAATGATATCGAATTTATCGATTGCGCGATCATCAACGGGACACGCCTCGGGATAGGTTTCGGTGGCACAAATCGCTTCCGGGTTGAAGACTCCTATTTCAAGAAATCTGGGTCGCCTGTCAACTCGTTCCAGAATGAAGCGATCTTCACGACCATCAGCAGCGGCTCGATCCAGACAGGTTTTATTTGCCGGAATATCTGCGACGGCTGGGGGATGCTCTGCAGCGGCAACGATCTGCATTTCTTCGACAACTACGTCGCCAATTTCGGATATGGCGGCGGCATCACGGTGAATGCTGATAGTGGGACAAATCATCCTGTCATTGTCGGAAATACGGTTACTGGCGGCATTGGCCTCGACGTGAACAATACTCAATGCCTGGGTATCGAGTGCTGGGCACCTTATGCCATTATCCACGGAAATAACTGTTATCTGAATGCGGGCTCAGGTATTAGCTTCGGTGGCGAATATTCCGTCGTCACAGGAAATTCCTGCATCAACAACGGAAGCTACAACAATACCGGCGTCGGCATCGCTGTGCCATGGTTCGCGGGCCAGATCCCGGCAAGTTATTCGGTCGTCGCAAACAATATCCTCGGCGATACCGGGACCGGCTATCAGTTGAATGGATATGGCGAAAGCAGTGTTTCTGGTGCCAATTTTGTCAATATCAAGGTCTTCGGAAACAGCGTCTTCGGCAATACCGGCGCGGCCTATAACTTCGGCGCCTTCTCTACTCAGGAGCAATTCGATGGCTATGTATATGAGGCGAGCGCTTCCTATACGATTCCAGCGATCACAAAAGGTAATTCCGATGCTGGTCTGACCTTTACTGTGGCTGGCGCCGCGATGGGCGATTTTGTCGAGGTCAGTTGCTCAGTTCAATTGCAGGGACTGATTGCCAGCGGCTATGTGACGGCCGCAAACCAGGTACAGGTGATTTTCTTCAATGGATTCTCGGCAAGCATCACTGTCGGTGCTGCGACGATCCGCGCGCGCGTCCATCAGCATCGTTAATCACCATGAAAAAATACTTCTGGAACATCCTCATTTCCATCGATCAAATGGCGAACACTATCTTGCTCGGCGACCCGCAAGAAACTATATCGAGTCGCGCTGATAAAGCAATGCGAGAAGGCAAGAGGTGGGGATGTGTCTTATGCAAATTTCTCTCGCTATTCCAAAAAGATCATTGTCAGAAATCTGTTGAACCGAATGTCGGCTCAAATTCAATCATCCCTGACTAAGAAAGGAATCATCATGAATAAAAATCTCACCGTTGGTGGCGGCAATCCTCCACCAAAAGAAAAATCAGTTCCGCTGAAACCGATACCGAAGCCAAAACCGCCTTCAAAATAATGTTCTATCAATTTTTATTCGGGGCGGCGCTCGCTCTTAATCTTGGTAATCGAAAAATGCTCGCGTTGACTATGGTAGTCGGTGCGGGTATTTTTGCGCCAGTGCAAGATGCGAATTTCTATCTGATTTGCATGCTCGGAGAAATTCTCATCGGCTTATTGGCTTATCGGATTGATGCATATGCTTCTGGCGTCATCATTGGGATATCGGTGCTGTTGGCGATGTTTCATGCGATGGGATATTTTTTTGATGGTTATCCGATTGCGAGTCCCTATCATATTTTGGTGAAAATATCAGAGCATGCCGAGATATTCTCATGCATCATCCTGTCGCAAAAATTTATGGAAAAGAGGGATTCCAATGTCACAGAATGAATATGCAACACTCTCGGCCATCGGGACGATGCTTCTTATAGTTATTGGATTTTTCATTAAAAGTGCTTTGAATAAACTGGAAATGAAAGCCGATAAGGAAGTTTTAGAAAATGCTGTTGAAACTCTTCGAAAAGAACAAGCCGCTACAGAAGAGCGATTTCGGCGTGATGCGGATAGGATGGAAAATCAATATGAAAGAAAGTTCGCTGCGGTTGTAACTGATTTCCAAGACAAGATGAAAGGCATGGAGACAAACCTTTCAAAACAAATCGATTTGGTGCTGATCATGCTAAAAGGTGGACAAAAATGAATCCGATCACATCCTATGATGATGCCTTCACTGCCATGATTGGTAACGAGGGAGGATATAGCAATAACCCTGCAGATCCGGGTGGCGAAACGATGTGGGGGATTACCGCGCGCGTGGCCAGGGCAAACGGATATGCCGGCGCAATGCATGATTTACCGCAATCGACAGCAAAGGCGATTGCCAAATCACAATATTGGGACAAGATCTGCGGCGATGATTTCCCGCCGGCCGTTTCCTTCCAATTGTTTGATGCGATATATAACGGCGGGAGGCCAGCCCAATGGCTTCAGCAGGCTGCCGGCGTCCTTGCCGATGGGGTGATAGGTCCTGCGACTATTGCGGCTGTGAACGCCGCGGATCCATACAAAATCATCATGCGGTTCGATGCCTATCGGCTTCAATATTTCACATCGCTTCCCACTTGGCCCATTTTCGGCAAAGGATGGACAAATCGGATTGCGGCAAATTTACTCAAAGGGGCGGCATAATGGATTGGTCAAAAGTAAAAGGAGCTATTGGCACGATTGCACCGTGGATTGCTGGAACGCTCGGGACGCCAGTTGCTGGCGTTGCCGTGAAAGCGATCTGCGATATCTTCGGTCTTACAGGCGATAGCGCGACACCGGAGAACGTAACTGCGGCGCTCGCTGGCGCCACTCCTGATCAGCTTATCGCATTGAAGCAAGCCGATCTAAAGCATCAGGAATTCATGACGCAGATCGGCTATGATCATCTGGATAAGATTTCGCAGATCGAGGTGGATGACAGGAATGGAGCGCGAAATCGGGAGATCGTCGTAAAAGATCGTACTCCTGCTCATCTAGCTTACATGATTATAGGAGGTTTCTTCGGCGTGGCTACAGCACAGCTAGTAGCTCTTATGGGGTGGCCTGACATTGCCGCCAAGATTCCACCGCAAGGATGGGTAATTATCGGCAATATCAGTGGGTATCTAGCCGCCGAAGCAAAAGCGGCATCGGCGTATTATTTTGGGACGACGCAAGATAGCGGCCGTAAAACAGAATTGCTTTCTCAGGCACCGGCGATCGAAAAATAATTAAATAATCTGCTTGGCGATGTCATCAGGCACTTCATTGCCGAACTTGCTTGCGACGTAGCAGCGCATGGCGGCGATCAATATTGTCGGCCCAACTTTAGCAGTGCCACCTCTGACATTGAGCCGTGAGTGTAAATTGGCATACCAGCGTGGAACGTCCGGTTGTGCATCGCTCGGCATATAAGCAATATGAATGCGTTCCCGCTCGATGATCGGGCCGGCGATAGACCAATCAGTGGATGGATAGAAATCTTCAAGTGCCTCTGATGGATGAGGTATTTTGTTCCGTTTCCCAGAAGCGGGATCAAAAGGGCACCATCCTTGACAGGCTTGATATTGTCTTTCATTCGGCCGCGTCACTATCCAATGATTATGCTTTGACCAGAAGAAATCCCAGCCTTCGGCCATCGCCACCCAATAATCCAGCAGCGCGCCGGTCAGTTCGCTAGTTTTCATCAGATTCTCCGTAGATAGTTTGGACATCGCGCCATTCGCCGCCATGCCATGATTCTGGCGGTAAAATTCCTATCGATTCCAAAAACTCGAATGGGTCACCGCTGTCCACATGAATCCACCATTGCTGTAGCTTCGGTGGCTCATGAGGACTGCCAGAAGGTACAAATAGGCGTAAATGACCGCTAGGTATCAACATTTTTCTTCCTTATTTCACCAACAACGCCTGGTCAATCTACGAAATTGGAATATACCCGAGCTTGTTTAGCGGCAGGCGGCCGGTGCGCACCATGCGGCCCACGGTCTGGGCGCTGATACCAAGCATCTGTGCAGCCTGGGCCTGGGTCACCTGCGACGGCCTTGGGTGCTGCTCGGCGTAGATCTGAGCGCCCCGAGTTGCGCATTCTATCAAGGTTTGTTCGTTCATTTTATGCTCCGTCAATACGCTTAAATTCGACAACCCACACCCAAGGGTTCGCCTCCCAGTCGCCACCAGTGGATTCCCACAGATCACGCCATGCGGTGCGCAGGGTTGCGCGTCCATCGGCATCAGTTCCTTTGCAAACAATGTCATAGCTATCTTGCGATTTCGCCAGTTTCTCGGTATCGATCCCCTCTGCTAGGATGTCAGCGTCGCTAATGTCCTGCAGGCGCTCGACGCGCACGGCGGTGACCTCCAACAGGATGCGGCTGGCCCAGCGTGGCATATGGATCGAGGGCCAGCAGCGGTCACTAACATTGTCGTCGGGATCAACGAATTCCCGTATGCCGTCCGTAGCTGGATAGGTTGGCGCGTAGCCAGCGCCGGTTTCCCAATTGGCATTAGGATATTCAACGCCATTAGCGTAGAAAGGCTGGAAAGTCTCGCGCACCCAGAGCCGGTCGCCTGGCTGGCCGTGTGGGCATTGCTTAGCCCATTCACCGTCTTGGGTATATGCTCCGAACACCTCGGCACCAGGGCCTTCTTCCCCATGGCAGTCAATAATGGTTGGATGGTATAGCCCACTGATTATGGTTTCGTCTTCCGGTGGCTGCGGCTTTACGATCCGACGCGTCTGCGTCTTGTCGCCGGCGAGCAGGGCGCGCACCATGGCGCCGTTAAATAAGATCGGGCGTTCTTTCATCGAGCTCTCCATTGCATCAAATAATTTACTGAGGACTGGCGCCAGGGGCAATTTTCCGGCCGATGTCCCTGGGCGCCGCAGAAGCTGCAAATGTCGTGATGGCTCATGGCCTGTTGTCCCGTATATTTTTAAGGGATGCTCGCGCTAAAACAGCATTCCTTGCTGCTGCCGCAAGCTTGTTGGGCGCCCTAGTATTAGTCGCCCCAGTCTCGATCGCATGCCTGATATTCTCTTGCGCCGTGCACCACTCCAAATTTTCTACACGGTTATCCGATTTCTCCCCATTAATATGATTCACCTGTTTTTTTCCTTCTGGATTTTGGATCCATGCAAGAGCAACCAAACGATGAACGAATTGGGTCTTTGAAATATTATTCGTCCGAATTTTGACGCACATATATCCCTTGGTATGTCTTCCCTGAGTCAAGTACATTCCACTATGGTTTTTTCCATGAATCGGGGATTTCGGTCCAGAAAAAATGCGCCCATCGCTTTCGGCAAAATATCCATCAAATCCGGGAATCGGTTTCATTTGTTTTCTACCTTGGCGAGTAGGGCGCGGATGTCCGCAACAGAAGCCCGCATTGCTCCATGTCCAATAACGTTTGCCCTCTTAGTTATCTTAATTAGTACATTTTCTATTTCCTCATCACTCAGCACCGTAGCTGCTGGCGGCGTAATAGCGAACAATGAATATGATTCGAAGCCGGGTCTTTTAGCATGCTCAGTAAGATTGGTATCGGGCTTCCATGCGGACATACGGCCCCAATATCCATCACGGAAAATCTCATCATCTGAGACCGTCCCTGTCACATGCTTATCTATCAGATGCCGGTACATATAAGCAACCGGCTCCTGCTGCGGCGCGGCCAGCGTAGGCCCAGCATAGAGCCTCGTACCATTCGGCAATTGAGTAAGCATCCTAATATGCTTACCGTGATGTTTGCCGTGTTCTATGTACTCAACTATTGCTACTGGAGTTTGTTGGACCACGCCGAACACCCCCTCAACCGGATAGCCCTCTGGCGTCGGATGCGCTTGGATTTTTTCGTCTCGTGCACTCAGCACCGGAGCTGCTGGCGGTGGAGCAGCGGTGCAGAGTGGCTTCCACGAATCAGGTATTGCCCTTCCCTCAGAAACATATCCAATGTGTTTTTTATAAAATTTTTCGAGCACTACCATTTGGTCGCATTCATCGATCCATGCAACCGGCTCCTGTTGTGGCGCGGCCAGTGCGGCGCGAGCCTGCCAGACAAGCCAATCTCTTTCGGCCATTTCATGCCGATATTCTCCATCTTTTTTTCTTAAGTCAGCTTCGCAACAATTGCCATCGTCTGTTGTCAGACACCACATTTCAAACAGCTTCCGCTCTGCTTCAATATCGTTGCTCATAAAATTGGCTCCATCAGTGCTTGCATTAAAAGGTAGGCGAAGGCCAGCGCGCAAGTGGCGTAGAGCAGGGCGGTGGTTAGGCGGTTGAAGGTCATGGTTGCGGATTTTCTTTGATGTGGTCAAGCAGCATGGCGGCGAATTCACGCATGTTCTTTTCGCGCAATGCCCAATCATCTGGTGTCTTGCATACCGCCGTCATGCCGCCGCAAGTAATTGTGATCATGTGGTCGATGTCATTTGCGAGAGTGTGTGTTGCTGCTGTTGTCGAGGTATTCATATGATCTCCATTAAGGTTTCGATAAAAATTTTTGCTTGTTCAGCATTGATCGCGTTTCCGTAGGCGCGCAGTCGTCCCACTCGGGCGGTAGCCCCATGAGCCAGCGGGAATGTGCCGGGTTCAACTGGCCGCCACTTTCCATCTCTGCATCCGAGCCAGTCAGCATCGCGCCAGTAACCGTTAGTCGGGCCGGGCCGCTCCATTCGGGTGACGTTGTCACTCCCGATCCCGCCAAGTTTGTCCCGCACAGCGCCGCCGTCTTCCGGCCGCCGTCCGTGCTGGCTGAGGCGTTGTAGCCCTTCTGGGCTGGGGTTCCCGCCATCGGTGTCGGCCAGCCCGCTATTGAAAATACCGCTGTCCCCAGATCGTTGTTCCATCCCTTCCGGAGCGCTTCGTTCTCCGCTCCCTGCTGTGTCCTGGCACCGTTCTTGCCGTCCAATGATTTGGGAGTCGGCCAGCCCGAAAGCATCACAAAATCGTTCAGATTCGAGCCATGCCGCGTCGCACCCATTGCTCTCGCCATTTGGCCGCCCCCAGTGCTGTCGCTTGTTTGAGGAGTGGGCCAAGTTGCCAGTCTTGCTATGTTTGGCAACTCGACCTTCCCCACGCCTGCCGATCCTCGGCTGTCGCATGCCATGGGTGTAGGCCACCCAGTAAGTTCGGTCACGGATGTGTGGGGCACCGACGCCCGCAGACGGAAACGGGACCGCCCCGAAGGCGTAACCCAGGGCTTCCAGGTCAAGGTGTAGAGTGTCGATCCAAGAGCCGCCGTCTTGGTCATTAATTTCTCGGTCAGTTTCTGCTGAAGCTCTGCCGATCGCTTCCGCCGCTGCTGCATAATCGCGTTCGCCATCTCGATTACTTTGTTCTCGCCCCAGTTCCCGCATGCCGCATTCAAGCCGAACAGGATCACCCTGGTGTTCTCCATGGTATAGCCCGAATTCGCTTGCATCTGGTCCAGCGATGGAGTATTCCATCCCCGATTCGATAGCAGGTCGAACGATATCCCCGTAGCCTCGCATACTCCAGAGTCGAGTGCTTCCTGAACCCAACTGACGGTCAGATCGAATGGCAATCCCTTCAGTGCTGCCCTGGATTTCGCTGCTGCCACAAGTTTCGATGCGCGGGTCGCGGTCGATCCCTTGCGCAATTGATGCAATGATCTTGCCGTTTTGTTCCGGCATACCTTGCATAAGTTTCGATAGGTCTTTTTCCAACCAGTCAGCGAGAAGTCCGAGACGGGCTTTTCGCTCCCACAGTCGCTGCAAGTCCGCAGAAGTTCGCTTGCCACTGACGAGGCTGCTGGCGACTTGCTCTCCCATGACGGTATCTGGACGGCAGGCGGCGATAAGTCTAGCGAAAGCTGGCCATAGGTGTCTTTCATCATTTATTCCTTCTCCTTTGCCTGCCGAGCTGAAAGGTTGGCACGGACAGGAACCGGTCCAAACAGGTCGATCGTCGTCCCAGCCGGCGCGACGAAGGGCATGCGACCAGACTCCGACGCCGGCGAAGAAGTGGCACTGTGTGTATCCGCGAATATCGTCTGGTCTAACATCTTCAATACTCCGTTCATCAACATCACCGGGAGCGATGTGCCCCCCCTTGATCAGGTTGCGCAGCCACTGTGCGGCGTATGGGTCGATCTCGTTGTAGTAGGCGACCATCGGCATTCACGCGTAAAACCGCAGATGATCGAGCCAGTACAGCAGCACAAACAGTCCGACAAATGCGGAAATGATGAGTGCCATCATCAAGCCATAAAGCACCCGGCCGATGAACAGGCTCACTGCGGCGCGCATGCGATTGAATAGGCTCTTCATGCCGCCACCTTCAACCGCTGCCCACTCACAACCTCAACCCGCTCAATCATCGCAATAATCGCCGGCGGCGCCGCATTCAGTTCCAGTTCGGCGACGATCCTGTCGCGCATCTCCTGCGCGCCGAAGCGGATGCCCTCGCGGTTGGCCTGCATGATCTTTTGGGCTTCGGTGGTCATTTACTGCTCCTTTTTCAGTTCTGCCAGGCTGCGCATTTTTGGCAGCTTCCGATATTTTGCGACTCCGCATTTTTCACATTCACGTAATTGGCAGACATGGAAATAGCCAATCGATGAAGCTGCCGGGACAAATATCCCGTTATGAGGAGGCGACCATTTGCCCCATTTGTGCCAGCAGAAAAAAGGATTCATCATGCCGACTCCGTGAAAGTAATAACTTTTATTTCTGGTTTATCGATAATCGAAACTGATGTGCCTTTCATCCGATTTTGCAAAATGGTTTTTGCTTCATCGGAAACCTTCTTATGAATGGATGAAAAGCAAGACTCTGTATTCCAATTTCCGACATCGAATTCGATAGTTACTGTTGCACGTACTTTTGCTTTAAGCATGTTCATCTCCTTATCTATTGGCTACCGAACTTCGATTTCAGGCACGATCACTGACGGCTTGAAAATCACTTTGTAGTGGTAAACACTGACATTTGCGCCGTCCATTTGCTCGATGAAATATGTGACGTTGTCAGATAGCCCAAGGAAATGCTTCTTATAGGAAGCTGGGCCGGTCTTGCATACAATCGCCAGTTGCCGACTGGTGCTGTCATTGTCTTTGGAGCAAAGCCCCTCAATTGTCAGCATGTACTCGCCGGTAATGCCGTTGTAGAACACGATCCGGCGGTTGATTTCAAAGTTGTCCGCCGCCGTGGAAAGATTGCGCGACGCGACATCGGCGTCGCGGCTGCATGCTGAGAGTAATGACATTGCGACTGCAAAAGTTACGATAGATTTTTTCATGCTTATCTCCATAAAAGTGGTGTTTCTTCCACCAACATCGAACCGTCCGCTACTCGCTGCACTTCCCCGCAATCGACCGATATTGAGAATATTCACGATTGAAGCATCCGCTTTGGCAGGCGGTTCGATGTTGGCTCCGCGCGCACCAGGCGCGGATCGGGGTGGTTATAAAACTCTAGAAAATTCACCATGTAATTCACGGGACGCTTGGCAATATGCTTTATGCGCATCTTGAGGATCAGAAAACGATCCAAGATATTTTCCTTTCCCGTTAACTTTTATTTGTGCTCGCCATTTCTTGGTTTGCGTTTGATATGAAACTCCCTTAAGACCTGAAGTATTAGAGAAAGCTACAGACCTATTACATTGATTTTGAAAAGCCGTAGCTAAACGCAAATTTGCAACGGAGTTATCAGAGGGATTGCCATTAATATGATCCAACGCAGAAGAAGGCATCTCCCCATAAACATAAAGCCATGCAAGGCGATGGGCACGATAAAATCGGCCTAAATAATGAATTTTTATATAGCCTTGATTAGAGATAGAGCCTGCAATCAATGATGCAGGACGACCTTTTCCGCCTTTAATCCAAGTAAAAATTCCAGTCATAGGATCATATTTTAGAATCGATTTCAGATCGTCTTGCGTCATTTCATCCACTCCTAATGAGGCAGTTTTACTGCGGGTTGAACAATTCGCCGGCAGTGGTCGGCACCGGCGGCTCGATGGTGATCTCGATGTCCTGCTGGATGCGGTCGCAGAGCAGGCCGACCTGGTCGGAATCCGGATGACAGATGATGCGAAATCCGGTAATCACCGTGCCGCCGTTCTGCGGGTCGAAGACGAACTTGTCGACCTTGCAGTCGTGCAGCACGATGTCGCTTTCGCCGCCAAGGCCGTAGTCGACGGTGACCTTGTAGCCTGTGCCCTCGAAATCCCATTTGATCGCGCCCATTTTTGGGAAGCGCGGCTATGTAGCGGCTTCTGGGTCGGCCTGCTCGGCCAGGTCGGGGTCATCAGGCTTCTTGTAAAGGAAGTCGCCCAGCTCGGAGCTGAATTGCTTCAAGATGGCACCGCTGAGATTTGCGCGGATGGACAGGTCGACGGCAATGTGGTGCTCGTCGCCATGCAGCTCGGCGCGTGGATTGACGTTCGTCAAGCCGACCTGCGTTTTTGTCAGATCAAACATGGTGTTCCTTTCTAGTAAATTCGAAATATGGCTTGCGGATGGACTCATGAAACAAGGTTGCGGCTGCTGGGTTGAAATCGATTTCTGCGCGTGAGGCGACATGGCACAGCTCACGCGCCGCGCGGGCCGCTTCTGTCTCGCTGTCGACGTGCAGGAAGGTCTGGAAATCAGCCTCCTTGCAGCGCAGGGCTAGCCATGTAGACAAACGTTGCACGGTCATTGCACCACCTCATATTTCTCAAGCAAGCGCGCGACGTTGTCGTTGATTTCCTTGATCGCACTGACGATGTGCATTTCCATGGCATCGATAAACTTCTGGTCGCGCTCGATGCGCTGAATGTACAGCTTCATCCCTTCGGGGAACGCCGGATGCCAGGAAACAAAATCCCACCACTGGCGGCCGGTCACGAACATACCGCCTTGGCATTGCGCCATATGCTCGGCAGGCATACCGTAGAGCAGCGTCGCCATGTGAACCGCTGGCGTGTATGGGGACTTCGCCTCGAAGCCGCCATCGGCTTCTATCAGTCCGTCCGGCGATGCGCCGCATTGCAAGATCGTCGGGTGATCGATGAATCCAACTTCTTCAACGAAAGCACCGGTAGCTGCTTCATACGCCATGCGAGCGAACGGCTCTTGCTCATTGCCCCAATCAGTTGCCTTACTGGTCCACATCGGCCCAGGCTGACCTGTCAACAATTCAAGCGTGATTTCCGTGATCGCTGTCTCGCGTGATTTCAGAAAGCTTCCATTCTTGCCAATGGCGATCACATCACCAAAACGCGAACCAGTGACTTTTCCTATTCTGCGGAGAAACCATTCCTCATTTTGTTGAATGCGTTCCATGATTAATCGCCGCCTTGAACGTATTCGCCAGCACCATCCATGGCCGCCACAAACTCAGGATCGACGCCAGGCGTTGCGCTGGTGGTGCTGGCCGGCATATCCACGGGACGGGCGTCATCGGCACGCTGGAGGGCTGCACGATGCCGCGCAATCGCCTCTTTCAGCTTGGTGTGGTCAACCGGCTGCTTGCCCAGCTTAGCGTTGTTGGCCTTCCAGTAGGCCAGCGCATCGGCGTCTGTCTTGGTGCGCGTGGCTTCCATGATCATCGGCTCAACGTCGATCCAGTTCGCGCCGCGCTCTTGCGCGTTGAAATCGATGCCTTCGCCGCCTTCGGTGTTGAGCATGTGGATCGCTTGCGCCAGGCGCTCAGTCTTCGGCCACATCTTGTAGGCGCGCTTGATGACGGTTTTCTTGGCCATCTCGTTGTAATCGGTCTTCCAAGGCCCGGAGCCTTTCTTGCCTGACTCGGAACGTTGCTTGATGGCGTCGACTTCGGCCACGGTCATGGTGGTGGTCAGGTAGTCGCCGATGTTCGTCTTGACGACCACATACACACCGACCATATCGCCGCGATTGGCATCGAACGGCTCATAGCCATGCTCTGGCTCTTTGTCGAAGCCATTGAGCGTGAAGCGGTCTTGCGAATACACCACTTCGGAGCGCCCCCACATGATCGAACCGGAATCGATGGCCAGGTCGAGCAGACCCATATAGCTGATGTCGAGGCAGATTTTCCCGCCGCGCGGCACCAGATACGCCTGCTTCTTCGCAGGGTTCAGGCTGATGCCGATGGCGGCAATGTTTGTCACCGCGTCGACTACGGACTGGCGATTCTTGGTCGCTGTGCTGAGCGCATAGTCGTTGCCGCTCAAGACCTGAATGGCAAAGCCGGCTTCACGCTCGAAATTCAGCGTCTTGTCGACCAGCACGGTCGAGAATTTGTCCCGGACGCCGTAGATGTCTTCAGTGATAAGTGCAAGTGCGTTTGACATGATTTTCCTGGTGGTCGGTTGTTAGTGAATCAGGTGGATTTGCGCCGCAGATCGCCCTTGCAGGCGCGCTCGTAGGCGATCTTGGCGTTCTCGTCAGCCGGCCAGCTATGAGACTCGCACAGTTGCGCGCGCTGGGTCTGGATGTCGCGCTCGATGTCAGCGGCCGTAGGCGCGGCGTAGTCGCCGGCGTCGGTGCATGCCGCTTGGGCCATGCCGATCACGATGACCACGGCCAGGGCTTGCAGGAAGTCTTTAACTTTCATGATTTCCTCGCTTTCAGCATGGCGTCGGCAAGTTCATATGCCATGGCGGAAATGTGGTCCGGCGTAGAACCCTCCATTCCCTCAAATTGAATTTGCCCGGCTAGAGCCTTTGCCGCGAAGTAATCGCGCAGCGACATATCCTGGTGATATTCGATCACTGAAGTCGACGGATATTCGATCTTCTCTTCGGCTGGAAACGCCGATCCTCCATCATCGCGGCTCATGCTGCCGCCAATTTTTCAAGTGCTGCACGGGCGCGCTTGCAAACTGCTTCTTGCACTGCGTCCTCTGGGAATGAGCAACCCTCGGCGATGGCTTCCAATGCTGCCACCAGATCGTCGTGCGCGTTGACGGCGCGGACGATGAATTCAGCGTTGGCGCGGCAAGCAGCATCTAATGCTGGATACTTATCGGGATTTTCTGCCGATAGAGCAGCAGTGCTGATTGACTCCATCAAACAGATTTGGAACTCATGGAATCCCCCGATAATGTGCTCTGGATAGACGGAGCCATCTTCCATTACCTCACGGCCGATGATTTTCCACGGTGTCGGTGTATGACTCATCACATCTCCTTTTTGGTATATCTCCTGCGTTATGAACACGCAGGAGATAATCAGTCTTAGAAATCAATCTTCAACGCGGCGCCAGCCTTCTGGCGAATGTTCGCGCTGCCGGCGAATTTCGTAGTTGCCTGGCGTGATCTTGATTGTTTCGTGGGTGTCATGGCTGCGCAGATGTTCCAGCAAAGTCTCGGTTGCGTCGGTGGCTTCGATGACACGCAGATACGAAATCATCGGATCGCCTGTAGTCAGCAATTGCACGTTTGGCCGAGCTTCGATGATATGGTTGTGACCCGTTTCGCTGTGGGCGACCACGAATTGCCCTTTTTCGGCTGTAACTGCTATAGCATTAGCCGGGATGGATTCGATACGACGGATAAATAGATCGCCTTGTGCTGCTTGTTTTTCAAAAATCTTCATTTCAGATACTCCTAGGTTAAGTACGTACTTCTGGGGAAAAATCTTTAGGATCAAGGCCATATGTCCATGCATTCGCTTGTATGGCTGATTTCATGTCTGGCGGCACTGGCAATGCAAATTGGCGCCCTGTGCCGCATTTCACTTGCAAGAAACGTTCGCGACCAGAATCTGGTAAGTCGACTTCGAGCAATGTTCCGATTTCCTCGTCACCATCTTCGTCAATAACCCGAGCATTCAATTCACTGAGGATTTTTGACCAGCCGACAATTTCGCAGGCTGCGCGGCGTTGTTCGATGTTCGACCAGGTAAGCGCTTCTTTCGCAGAAGGTGGCTTTCCGCTCACCCATTCTCCCGGAATTGCTACGCCGTGCCAGTAATACAGGCTCCACCCATCGCGCCACCGATGAGAAGGACCGTTTTCGCAATGCGGGCGATTTTCGTTATCCATTTTCAAAACCCGTGGGAAATCACTGACGATACAGAAATCTTCGTGCATGACACGGAAACCGCCTTCAATTGCACATTGCTCCCAAGCTGCATACTTGTCGTGGACAGGCAGTTTAAGCCCTAAAATATCACGGCCGGCGGAAAGATAACTGTCATAAGCCGCCCACATATTTCCGCCTTGGTAGTTACCCCACCACCTTTGAGCGCACATTAAACCGCCTAAACCCGCTAAATCTTTACATACAGCCGCAGCGTCGGTCGCATCGCGGGTCGCAGCATCGGTCGCATCGCGGGTCGCAGCGTAGGTCGCAGCATCGGTCGCAGCGTAGGTCGCAGCGCGGGTCGCAGCGCCGGTCGCAGCGTCGGTCGCAGCGTCGGTCGCAGCGTCGGTCGCAGCGCGGGTCGCAGCGTAGGTCGCAGCGTAGGTCGCAGCGTCGGTCGCAGCGTAGGTCGCAGCGTAGGTCGCATCGCGGGTCGCAGCGCGGGTCGCAGCGTCGGTCGCATCGCGGGTCGCAGCGCGGGTCGCAGCGCGGGTCGCAGCGCTCTTAGCTTGTTGCTTACGACAATGCAAAATCCAGGAAGCCGCACCGTAAGCGAAGGCCATAACCGCAGGGCTTGGAACGATAATAACGCGCGGTTCTTTCAAGTTTGCTGCAGCGTATAAGCTTTTGATGGCGGGTACAATCTTGTCAGGGTCGATAGGTTCGGTACGCATGGCGCGAGCGATCCACAACTGTGCGTGTTCGTCGAGTTTGATCTTTTCTTCCGGGGTGACGCCACCGCCAGCGAAGTCGGGACGACGGACAATTTTCGATATGGCCATTTTGTTGCTCCTTGGTTAAATTAGTTGCCGCCTCCCAGACGGCTCCCGATCTATTGCGGCGCCCGTTAGGTGGTCATTGGGTAGCGGCCTCGCTCGGTTAGGTGGTGCTTCCAGTCGTCACCACGTTTAGCTCGCATTGCTCGGCGGGTATTCGATTCGGCCCTGCGATTGTTTGCTGAGCCGATGACTAGATATTAGTACTACCTAAAAATTAAGTCAATAAAATATTTAGGAATATCTAAAATATTTTTAAAGTTAAAATAACCCTTGCCATTAGATTTAGGAATTGCTAAAGTAAGGCATGGATAAAAATCTCGACCCCTTAGCCTGTTCAATCATTGAAGCTCTTGGTGGAACTTCCGCAACTGCCATATTTTGCGAAGTTAAGCCGCCTTCAGTTACTGAATGGAAGACGACCGGTATTCCCAAAGCCCGCTTGATGTTTCTAAAGCTTGCTAGGCCGGATTTATTCGTTACAGAAATTACTGCAGATGGCCCCAAAATCTCAGAGCCGCAACATGTCACGAATCTCGCTGGCGCACATCCAATCGAAGCTTTGGAGGAAGATCGCCGCAGCGTCGATCTAGGCTATCGACAACCGGCGGATCCTCAAGTTTTATCATAACCATTCAGATTTAAATTGTCTGTCAGGCCGACCTAAAACGACATTTAAGGGGATTTCATGAACATCTATTCACGCGTAGCCATTCAAAATGCCGCCCGCAAAGCCGCTGAGCGGCGCAACGACAACTGCCCGCATCAGTACGGCACTGAGCACCGCGCTATCTGGGTAGACGCCTATGTAGCGACCCTGGATGACATCGACAGCGCCAAGGCTGAGATGTCCGAGAAACTGGCGCACGCGAGGTTGATATGAGCGACGATGCCTGCCTCATCTTCCCGCTCGTCATCATCGCCATCGTCGGGCTGATGCTCTGGGCTATGGTCAACCAATCTAGGAAATAGCCATGACAGCCCCACTGGGAAAGCGCAGCGAAATGCGTGAAATCCGTGCCGCCATTAAATCCGTCCTGTTGGTATCGCCAAACGGGCTGGGGCTGCGGGAATTGACGCAGAACGTCTATGCCATGCAGCCAAATGCCACCTACGACCAGGTCAAAGGTCAAGTTTTCAAAATGCAGGGGAAGGCGCTGGCCGTCGATCGCTCCAATTCCCGCAACATCTATTTTCTGGCCGGCGCCGCGGTCGAACCGCCGGAACCTGAGCATGTGAAATACCGAACGCGGAAGATCATCGCGCCACCGCTGGAAAGCAAAAAGGAAGTCATGCCGGTCAAGCAGCGCACTGTGCCAGCTACGACAGGATTATTCTCCGGGCACCGCCGCTCGCCGATTGAATGGTGTGTGGACGTTCTGGGCTTGATGTCGATGGGGGCTTTGTAATGGCTCGCATACGCACAATCAAGCCCGAGTTCTGGGCAAATGAACAGGTAATGGATTGCTCGCCGATGGCTCGTTTGCTGTTTATCGGCATCTGGAATTTTTGTGATGACGGTGGCAACCATCCAGCCAGCTCAAAAACCATCAAGGCCGAAATCTTCCCCGGAGACGATATTACATCGACGAGCGTTCAGGAACTACTCGACGAGCTAGAGTCGAATCGTCTCATAGCTCTGTACACCGCACAGGATAAGGCTTTCTGGCATGTTACCGGCTGGAGCCACCAGAAAATAGACAAGCCAACACTCAAATATCCACCCTTTCCTGATGAAATTCCAGCGCAGGCTCGACTAGCGCTAGGCGAGTCCTCACCCCCGGAAGGGAAGGGTAAGGGAAGGGAAGTAAAGACATTGTCGGGTTCCCCCGACGCAATCGAAATCCTGAACCACCTCAACGAAAAGTCTGGAAGCTCTTACAGGCCGGTCGAGGCAAACATCCGGCTTATCACGGCCAGGCTCAGCGAGTCGAGCGTCGATGAATGCAAGGCCGTTATCGATGCCAAGGTCGGGGAATGGCTCGGCGATGCCACGATGGAAAAATATTTGCGGCCGGAAACGCTTTTCGGTGCAACCAAATTCGCGCAGTACGTGGGCCAGCTGGGCAGCTCTGGAGGCGGGTCTAACCCGTTCGCCTGATGCGCGGCGACCGGCAAATCTTGCGAGAACGAGTGGCCGGCTTCATACCGAAGGCTGTTTTTGTGAATGTTGGGTATGCCGATCTGCGGATCACGAACAAGTACGACGACCCGGAAAACGGGATGCAGTTCGGCCTGTTGCCGACTGTGGAACTGCCGGCGAGTGAGATGCACCGCGCGCATGACTTCCGGTTCCTGGTGAACTGCCGTGTGCATGTGCATGGCCAAGCGATGACTGAGGATTTCTGCCGGATAGTGGAGCAGATAGCCGAAAAGGCCGAGCACGTGATTGCCTGCGCTGGCGACGAGATGATGGAATTCAAAAACGGAAAGTGGGAAGCATGGACCTTCTGAGAAACGACGAGATTGACTTCGAGGGCTACATGGCCGAGACAGAGCCGCAGGAGCGTGTGCGCAGCGTGGCGATGTACGAGGATGAGGTCATTGCAGAGTTGGCGCCGGAAGTGCTGGGAAGCGCGCCGAAATACCCGAAGATGCCATTTGCCAATTTCTGGCTGTACTTCGCGCCTGGCGAGGTCACGTTGTGGGCCGGCTTCAACGGCTCAGGCAAGTCGATGTTGCAGGGCCAAGTGTTGTCGACCATCGCCCAGGATGGCCATAAGACCGCGATTGCAAGCCTGGAAATGAAACCGGGAAAAACCATCTCGCGCATGATCCGGCAGCAAACCGGCCTGCGGCATCCGACCGATGACCAAGTCCGTGGCTTCATCCGAAAGACCGAAAAAACTATGTGGGTGTACGACCAGCAAGGGTCTGTGCATCCGAAGCGCCTGATGGCCGTTATCCGGCACTGCGCTGAGAAGCTTGGCTGCCAGCACATCGCTGTCGACTCGCTCATGAAGTGCGTCAAGGGAACGGATGACTACAACGGACAGAAGGACTTTGTCGACCAACTCACCATCGCCGCGCGCGACCTGAACATTCACATTCACCTGGTCGCCCACCTGAAAAAGGGTGAAGGCGATGAAAAAATGCCAACGCGCATGGACATCAGCGGATCTGGTGCCATTGCCGACTTGGTTGACAACGTGGTGCTGGTCTACCGCAACAAGCGCAAGGAGCGTGACGTCGACGCCGGCAAGACCGTCCCTGATGACATGGCCGACACGCTGCTGATCTGCGACAAGTCCCGTAACGGCGAATGGGAAGGGCGCGTCAAGCTCTGGTTCGACCCGCAGTCGCAGAAGTTCACCGATTGGAATAAGAATGCTCGCCGCGGCTTAGCGCGAGTGCTGTGACCCCCAACCCTTCGCGCGCGTGCGCGCATTTGCAGTGCCAACAACAGGAGAAAACAGCATGGCGATGTTCAGAAAAAAGCCAGTGGTCATCGAGGCGTACCTCATCACGGATGACGATGCAACCCAGCACACGCCCAAGTGGTTGCTGGATGCCGTGATTGCCGGCAACGTCGAAATGGTCAACGACAAGGGCGCCGTCAGCATCAAGACGCTGGAAGGCACGATGACTGCGGATGTCGGCGACTGGATCATCCAGGGCGTCAAGGGCGAGCTTTATCCATGCAAGCCTGACATTTTTGCAGCTACCTACGAGGCCATATGAACATTCTCGCAATCGACCTCGGCACGACCACCGGCTGGGCGCTCAAGACAAGCGACGGCAATATCCGTAGCGGTAGCACACCATGCGCGCTGCGGCCCGGAGAAGGGCGCGGGCAGCGCTGGCTCAAATTCCGCGCGATGCTCTCGGAATTCAACAACGGCGCCGGCGAGCTGCAGGTCGTCTACTTCGAGGACATCAAGATGCACAAGGGTGTCCTAGCTGCGCATGTCTACGGCGGCTTCCTGGCCCATCTCGAAACCTGGTGCGAGCTGCAAAAGGTTCAGCTGATCGGCGTCGGCTTCGGCGCCATCAAGAAGAACTGGACCGGCAAAGGCAACTCGGACAAGGCCACCATGATCGCAGTGGCCAAGGCCAAGGGCTTCAATCCGGTCGATGACAACGAGGCCGATGCACTGGCAATCCTAGCGCTCGCCTTGGTATTGGAGCGAGAGCCGGCGGAAAAGATGGACATCACCACTGCATGCCCGGCGCTGTGGCCGCAGACTGAGGGGGCGTTTTGATGGCGAATTTGATTAAATTTCCTGTCGCCAAAACATTTTCACAAGAGGGTGAGTTGGCGCAGAGGATAGAAGATCTGATTTATGAATATGCCAATCAGATTTCCTTGGTTTCAGTTCTGGGCGTGCTGGAAATCGTAAAAATGCAAATTAGAAAAGATTCGGACGGCCAATCATGATCACCGAAACAGACTGGGAACTCGGCTTGCCGCCATACGGCGTTCCAGTCGATGCATTCATCCGCGGCCAGGTCCGGCACGGCAAGCGCGACTATATGGACACATTCCGCGTCGATGACTGCACCCATCCGCAGCAGAACACCACACTGCCGCTGGATTGGGTTGAGGCATGGCGCTGGCGCCTTCCATTGCAGAAATGGAAATCCGGCATTGATTTTTATCAGAATACATTCCCGGCCGGATGGCTCAACCAATGGATTAACCACGGAGTTTCCAATGACACCAGCATCGCCTGAGCGGCTGCGGGAGCGGCGGCGACGCAAGGAACTTTTAGCTCAGATTGCGCAGAATGAGGAAGCCGTCGCTGAAATGGATGAAAAATACAAAAAGCAAATGGCTACTTTGTATGGGCATCCAGACCCGACTTACGAAGCTTACCGACTTGGCAAAATACCGACCTTTCAAGCAAGGAGAGAATAAAATGCTTCAGCGCGCACCCAAAGGAATTCATAAGCCCGATACATGGGTGAAGCCGGATGGCCTCGACTATTGCCTCGATTGCTGGAAGGAATGGATGCATGCCGACAGTGATCGGGATCTGAAGGCCAAGCCATCATCGGGGCTGCGCGGCGACACGGATGGCTACGGCACGGACATCTGGGAAGAGCAGGCCGCCCGCGACAATGCTGTCGGCGCCGCCACCAATACCGAGATCAACAATCTCAAGCCGCTGCATATATGGGCCATCTATCGGATTTGCAGCTTGGCCAGTTCATGGCGCTTCGCCCAGGCCGATCTCATCACAACCGCCGTCGCAGCAAAGCAACAGCTCGAAATAAATCTGAAAAGAAATGTTTGCACAAGCTCATTATTCTGATATATGATCCTGTCCCATAGGCCGTCTTCGTTCGCCTAAAGAAAACAAAAGCCTCGATTCTTCACGGATTCGGGGCTTTTTTGCATCTCCTCCATGCTGGATCCCCTGGCTGGATTCGCCGCCATTCGCAAGATCGGCGGCTTTTTTATTCGAGGCGCACATGCACATCATCACCATCTGGATGCTGATCTGGGGCATGTGGCTGCCTAAGCCGAGAGGCAAATGATGTTCGGCGGCGCAGCATGCAGCTTCATGAGCCATCCTTTTTATTCCATTGGAGTATTAAAAATGTCCCTTCAAGATACAATCGCCACTGATCAAGCGGCTGTAGCCTCTGCGCAAGAAGCATTGACTGCCGCTCAAGCGCAGCTGGACAAAGACCAGGCAGAGCTGGCTGCAGTTCAGCCGCATCTGACCTTCCTGGGCAAGATCGAGGCCGAAATCGGCAATGTTTCCAGCGATGTCGCCGACCGGCTGCGCACCGCGGCCGCCGAGTTCAAAGCGGTGTTGGGACTGTAAATGTCATTGCGCATGCTCCGCGACCGGGTGCTGGTCCGGCCAATCGTTCGCCAGCTCAGCTCGATCATTGAAGTCAAGAACACCGAGCGCTTCAATCTCGGCACCGTGATCAGCGTCGGCCCAGGTCGGGAAGTCGGCGGGAACGTCTTCCCATTGGATGTGAAAGTCGGCGATACCGTGCGATGGGGTGAGTTTGTTTTCCCGGAATACAAGGAAAACGGCATCACCTACCAGATCTTGCAGGAAGCGGATATTGCAGCAGTGGTGGAGGATTGATCATGCCTGATGCCATTATCGTCTCCATGGTCGTTTTTCAAGGTTCGCTTTATGTGGCCACCTCCGAAGGTGTTTATGTCAAAGACGCCAACGGAGTTTTCCATAAATTGCAAATAGGTGGGTAATGGGCAGGCCATCAGAATTCTCGCAGGCAACCGCTGACGCTATCTGTGAGCGTATTGCCGAAGGCCGGAGCCTGCGCAAGATTTGCCTTGATGATGATATGCCGGCAACATCTAGCGTTTTCAAATGGCTGGGGCTGCACCCAGACTTCGCGGAGCAATACGCCCGCGCGCGCGAAGCCCAGGCCGACACGATGGCCGATGAAATCCTCGACATTTCCGATGATGGGAAGAACGATACCTACATCGATAAAGACGGCGTCGAGCGCACAGACACCGATGTGATCGCCAGGTCAAAGCTGCGTGTGGACTCCCGCAAATGGCTGGCCTCGAAGATGGCGCCGAAAAAATACGGTGAGAAGCTTGACCTCAACCATGGCGGCCAGCCAAACAACCCGATCACCGGCATTCAGATCGAAATCATCAAAGCCAATGGCTGAGAATATTCTGAAGACCCAGGTTGCTGAGATCTTCACCCCATTGCTTGAACCGGCTCGATACAAGATGGCCAAGGGCGGCCGTGGTTCTGGCAAGAGCCATTTCTTCGCCGGCAATATGATCATGGAGCATCTGCGGGTCAAGACTGATTCGGTCTGCCTGCGTGAGGTTCAGGAATCCCTGAAATTCAGCTCTAAGAAGCTGCTTGAATCGAAGATAGCTGAGTACAACGCTGGCTACTACTTCGATGTGCAGGACTTCGTCATCAAGGACAAGAACGGCGGCATCATCATCTTTCAGGGGATGAAGGACCACACCGCCGAGTCGATCAAGTCGCTGGAAGGATTCCGCATTGCCTGGTTCGCTGAGGCGCAGTCAGCCAGTAAGCGCAGCCTTGAACTGCTGCGGCCGACGATGCGCACCGGCTCCGAGCTTTGGTTCGACTGGAACCCATTCAAGGAAGACGACCCGATCGAGGAGCTGGAAAAGCTGCTGATGCTCAGCGAGAAGCCGCCGGTCGTCGTGCATGCGAACTGGAAGGACAATCCTTGGCTGCCTGATGATTTGCGCCAGGAGATGGCGATCGACATGAAGGGTGATCCCGACCTGTTCGAGCACGTCTGGAATGGAAAATGCCTCAAGAGCACAGAGGGCGATTACTACAAATTTCAGCTGGCGCAAGTCCACAAGGAAAACCGCATTTGCTTCATCCCGCGCCTGGACGTTCCAGTCAATACATTTTGGGACATTGGGAATAGCGACGGCTGCGCGGTCTGGTTTCACCAGCAGGTCGGCCTTGAAGATCGCTTCATTGGCTATTACGAGGCCCACGGCGAGACGCTGGCGCATTACTACAAAGAGTTGCAGGACAGAGGATTTGTCTACAACAAACACTTCTTCCCGCACGATGCCGACCACGAAAAGCTGAGCAAGGACAATAAGTCCGTGCGCATGATGATGAAGGATTTGGGGCTGCAGAATATCGTCGTGGTGCCGCGGATCCCTGATTTGAACACCGGCATCCAGCAGACGCGCAAGCATTTCCCCTCTGCTTGGTTTGATAGCAAAGCCTGTGAAATCGGCTTGAATCGGCTCACAAACTACCGCAAGCGCTTCAATGTGAAAGACCAGCGCTGGATTGACGAGCCGAACAAGGCCAATGGCTGCAGCGAGGGCGCAGACGCATTTCGCATGTGGGCACAGGCCAAAGAAGGCGGCAATATCACGATGGCCGGCAGGACGCGGCCCAAACAAATTGAACGCGAACATTCAGGGTGGCTCGGATAATGGCATTTGACCCGCAAGAAGCCGTCGACTTCCTCCGCTTGGTATCAGAAGCGGAGAGCGTGAATCGCTCTGAAGGATTGGAAGATTTGCGCTTTGCCGCCGGTGAACAATGGCCAGTCGAAGTGCAGAATTCGCGTACTCTTGAATCGCGTCCTTGCCTGACCATCAACAAGATCGACAGCTACATCCGGCAGGTCACGAACAATCAGCGCCAGCAGCGGCCGCGCATCAAGGTGCATCCGATGGATGGTGTTGCCGACCCGAAGATTGCCGAGATCCTGACCGGTATCACGCGCCATATCGAGGTCAACAGCGACGCCGACCAAGCCTATGACACGGCCTTCAATTTCGCCGCGCGCATCGGCTGGGGCTATTTCCGAGTGGTCACCGACTACATCCGCGAAGATAGTTTTGACCAAGACATCTATGTGCAGCAGATCGACAACCCGTTTACGGTATATTTCGATCCGAACAGCACGCTGCCGGATGGGTCGGATGCCGAAAAGGTGCTGATCACCGATTTGATGAGTAAGGCAGCTTTCAAGCTTGCTTACCCTAGCGCCGACATGGACAGTTTCGAGAACCGCGCAACTGGCGATTCGTCAGCAGACTGGATCACGAAAGAAGATATCCGCATTGCCGAGTATTTCACGGTCACAAGGGAAAAGCAGGAATTGTTGATGTTGTCGGACAAAACTAGCGTCTGGCGCGATGAACTGCCGCCGGCTGAAATGCTTGCAGCGGCCGGCGTTACCATCATCGGTAAGCGCGAAAGCTACCGCAAAATCATCAACTGGCGCAAAATCGCCGGCGGTAACGTGGTCCTGGATGAGAAGAAGTGGCCGGGCCGCTGGATTCCGGTCATCCCAGTCTATGGCGATCAGATCGTCATCGATGGCAAGCGCCGCAAGTTCGGCCTTGTCCGCTTTGCCCGCGATCCGCAGATGATGTACAACTTCTGGCGCACGGCGATGACGGAATCGGTTGCCATGGCGCCGAAGGCTAAATGGCTGATGGCTGAGGGGCAGGATGAGGGCCATGAGAACGAGTGGGCGCGGGCGAATGTCTCGGCTTATCCGGTTCTGCGCTATAAAGTGACAGATGTTGAAGGAAATCAGGCGCCCCCTCCACAGCGTCTGCAGCCCGAGCCGCCACCAGAGGGCATGATGGAGGCCGCGAGCGCCATATCGAGCGATCTGCAGGCCGTCATGGGCATGTTTGACCCTGAGACGAATGTGGCAGGCCCAAAATCAGGCCGAGCTATCCGCGCCGAGCAGGGGCAGGCCGATCAATCGAATTTCCACTACTACGACAACCTCACGCGGTCGATCAAGCACCTGGCGCGGATCATCCTTGATCTCACGCCGAAGGTCTACGATAAGCAGCGCGTGATGCGGATCATCGGCGACGATGGCAAGCCGGATCTGGTGACTATCAACGAGAAGCAGGACCAGGAAGGTATTGAACGCATCATGAATGATGTCACAATCGGCAACTACGACATCTCCATGGAAGTCGGCCCAGGCTATAACTCGAAGCGCCAAGAGGCTGTCGAGGCTATGACGACGATGATGCAAGGTCCGTTCGGTGAGGAGCTAGCAAAGGTCGCCGGCGACCTGATATTTCGCAACATGGACTTCCCCGGCGCCGATGTCATTGCCGATCGCCTTGCCGCGGCAAATCCTCTGTCGCAGATCGATGAGAAATCGGATATCCCGCCGCAGGCTCAGATGATGATCAAGCAGCTGCAGACGCAGTTGCAGCAGTTGCAGCAGCAATTACAGGCCGCTGAGCAAGAAATCAAGATGAAGATTGGCCTGGAGCAGTTCAAGCAAGGACAAGAAACCAAGCGTGAATTGATCCGCAGCACCACAAAAGCGCACGAAAGCGAGTTGTGGATGCAAGAGGAGCGCGAGCAAGTCCAATCGGTCGAGCGCACCAAGATCCATGACACTGAGGTCCGCAGCCAGACCCAGCTCACCGTCGAAGAAATCAAAGGCCACATTGCGCTCCTACTCGCGCGCCTCGGCAATGAAGCCGAAGCAAAAGAGCAGGCGGTCGACTCAGCAATCTAATTTCTTTCGCTGCCTTTAGGCAAATCAGCGAATGCAAGCACCTCTCGGGGTGCTTTTTTATGCCTCCTACCAATTGGCGAATTGGGCGTAATCCGAAAGGGAATTACATGTCTGCGACAGTCGTAACAAGTGAAAATTTGGCCGAGTTCAATGCTTCAAAGATGGGCATTTCTTTTGCTCCTGAACCTGCTGCGGCCGCTGAACCAGCGGAGCCAGCCGGCGAGGTAACAACACCTGAAGAAACACCATCTGAAGTGGAGGGTGAGGCAACACAGCAGGAAGATCAGAAGTCCGAGAAATCGAAGATTGATAAGCGCTTCGGTGAGTTGACCAAGCAACGCGAAGATGCAAAGCGGGATGCCGCGCGCGAACGCGAAGCACGGGAAGCTCTCGAAGCCAAGCTGAAAGATTTGGAAGCAAAGGTCAATCCTCCCAAAGAGGAAAAGACCGATGAAAAGCCGCAGCCTGGCCAATTCACCGATGCATACGAGTATGCAGAGGCATTGGCCGAGTGGTCGGCTGAAAACGCCCTGAAAGCCCGCGATAAGAAGAATGCGGAGCAGCAAGAGGCGATCGAGCGCAACAAAGTGGTCAAGGCATGGACTGAGCGGCAAAACGCTGCAAAGGTCGCCATGCCTGATTACGAGGAAACGCTATCTGCAAGCACGGTCGAAGTCAGTGACTTTGTGAAGCAGGCGATTGTTGAGAGTGAAGTAGGGCCGCAATTGCTCTCCACCTTGCCAAGAATCCAGAGATCGCCGAAGGGCTTGCCAAAAAATCTCCAGCATCAGCCTTGCGAGAAATCGGACGGTTGGAAGCCGCACTGTCCGGCGACAAAAAGCCAACTCCTGAAAAGAC